TGCCGCAGCGCAGCTGCTCCAGAAGAACCAAGCCGAAGTGCAGGCCCAGCAGAACCAGCAGATGGCCCAAGACCCCATCGTGCAGATGCAGCAGGCTGAGCTCCAGATCAAACAAGGCGAGCTCGAACTCAAGAAGCAGAAGCTCCAGATCGAGGCTGCCGACAAGGCAGACCGTATCGAACTCGAAGAGAAGCGCATCGCCTCTCAGCAAGAAATCGCTGGCCTCCAAGTGGGGGCCAAGATGGCAACGGATCAGGCCAACCTGTCCGCCAAGGAGCAGATGGAGGGACTTCGTATGGGCGTCGAGATCGCCCGCGACCAGCTCCAGACGCCAGAGCAACCCCCTGTTTCCCCAACCCAGCAGCCAGAGGAGCCTGAATGAGTAACGACCTACTTCAGTACCTAACAAAGAAGGTACAGGACGAGATTGCCGTGCTTAGCGACGATCTCGCCCTCGGCAAAGCCAAGGATCATGGCGAGTACAAGTACGCCTGCGGCATCATCCGTGGGCTCATGATCTCAAATGCGTTCTTCGCGGACACCGCAAAGCGGATGGAGGAAGACGATGACTGAGATCATCGGCGCAGAAAAGCCGGGTCTGGTAGACCTTGGAGGCCGTCCGATCCCCAAGGTCGGCGCTGCCCCTGAACTGCCGCTCGAAGAGCGGGCCAAGCAGCTTCCCGAGCCGTCGGGCTATCGCCTCCTCTGCGGTATCCCAGAGATCGAGAAGACCACCGCTGGCGGCATCATCAAGGCAGATGTCACTCTTCACCACGAAGAGCTGCTGGCGACGGTGCTGTTCGTCCTCAAAGTCGGCCCCGACGCCTACAAGGACGAGAAGCGGTTCCCGAATGGCCCATGGTGCAAGGAAGGGGACTTCATCCTCGTCCGCCCCCATGCCGGTTCGAGACTCAAGATTCATGGCCGTGAGTTCCGCATCATCAACGATGACGCGGTCGAAGCTGTCGTGGAAGACCCCCGGGGCATTTCCCGCGCTTAACGGGCGTAACCCGTACAAAGGAGAAGACCATGGCTACCCAGCCGAATGACGACGACTTCTCGTTCGAGATCGAGGACGAGACCACCCCTGTTTCCAATGAGCCTGAGATCGACATCGAAGACGATACCCCGGAGGAAGACCGTGGGCGTGAGCCCATGCCGAAGGAGATCGTTGACGAACTCGAAGCCGACGAGCTCGAAGAATACTCCGAGAAGGTCAAGCTGCGCCTGAAGCAGATGAAGAAGGTCTGGCACGACGAGCGCCGCGAGAAAGAGCGCGTCCAGCGTGAACAGGCCGAAGCCCTTGCTGCTGCGCAGCGCCTCCTCGAAGAAAACCGCCGCCTCAAGTCCACCCTGTCCGAGGGTGAGCAGACGCTGGTTGGTAGCTTCAAGCAGACCGCTGAGTATGAGCTTGCCGAAGCCCGTCGGGCCTACCGTGACGCCTATGAGGCTGCGGACACCGACAAGGTTATTGAGGCGCAGGAGAAACTGGCGCAGGCGCAGTACAAGCTCCAGCAGCTCGCAAGCTATCGTCCTACTTTACAAGGTGTAGAGGACGAGGTACAACTTCCGCAACAGCAGGTCCAGATTCCGCAGCCGGACCCCAAGACCATGGCGTGGCAAGAGCGCAATACGTGGTGGGGTACTGATCCTGAGATGACGGCATCTGCTCTCGGGCTACACCAGAAGCTCGAACGAGAACGTGGTCCGCAGTTCGTGGGCACCGACGAATACTGGAGCGCCATCGACACAACGATGCGCCGTCGCTTCCCTGAGTATTTTGGGGAAGATAAAGCGACCGAAGGCACTGCGAAGGCTCAACGCGCCTCTAAGCCTGCTAATGTAGTCGCACCAGCTTCTCGTAGCACATCCCCCAAGAAGATCGTGCTGAAGCAGTCCCAGATCGCCATTGCGAAGAAACTGGGCCTGACCCCCGAGCAGTATGCTCGTGAAATGTTGAAGATGGAGCGTTGAAAATGGCAGAAACTAGAGTTGCACGCGAGCACGAAGATCGCACGAGTATGAAGCGCCCGGAATCGTGGGCACCGGCAGGAGGGCTTCCTGAGCCCGAGCGCCAGCCCGGATACGCCTACAGGTGGATTCGTACCTCTGCGATGGAGCAGACAGACGCCAAGAACGTCTCGGCCAAGTTCCGTGAAGGATGGGAACCGGTACGGGTGGAAGAGCAGCCGAAGCTCAGCTTCCTAGCCGACCCCAATAGTCGCTTTAAGGACAACATCGAAATCGGCGGGTTGCTGCTCTGCAAGATTCCGACTGAGTTCATGGATCAGCGTCGGCAGTTTTTTGCCAACAAGAACCGTGCCCAGATCGAGTCGGTGGACAACAACTTCATGAGAGAGAACGACAGCCGTATGCCGCTCTTCCGGGAGAAGCGTTCGACTACGTCGTTTGGCAAAGGCAAATAGCTAGGAGCTAGACTATGGCATATCCTTCTGTTGAGAGCCCCTATGGGCTCGTTCCGATCAACCTGATCGGTGGGCAGGTGTTTGCTGGTTCGACTCGCCTTCTGCCCATCGCCACCAACTCCTCGACGGCCATCTTCTATGGTGACGTCGTGAAGCTGCTGGCTGGTGGTACGATTGGCAAGGACACCGGCACTGACGCTGCTACTCCGGTTGGCGTCTTCCTTGGTTGCACCTACACCGATCCGGTGTTCGGTAAGACCTTCCGCCAGTACTACCCCGGCACCACGAACATCACCGACGTTCAGGCTTATGTCCTCGACGACCCGGATGCGCTGTTCAAGGTCGCCGTCTGCGCTGGTACCAACTCGAACACCGTCAGCTTCGTCACGCAGGCTGCCGTCGGTTCGAACCTCAAGCTGGCCAACGGCGCGAACAACGTCGGTTCGACCATCACGGGTAACTCGAAGGTCGGTGTTGACTCGACCGAAGGTACTACCTCGACGTGGCCGATCCGCGTGGTGGACGTTGTTCCTGCTACCGCTCTGGCGGGTAACCCCGGTTCTTACACCGAGGTCATCGTCAAGTGGAATCAGGGCATGCACCAGTACCTCAACCCCACTGGCCTCGCATAAGGAGACTGAGCAATGGCAATTTCACGCGCACAACTCCTCAAGGAGCTTCTGCCCGGCCTGAACGCCTTGTTCGGTCTGGAGTACGCCCGCTACGGCGAAGAGCACAAGGAAATCTTCGAGACGGAGACCTCCGAGCGTTCGTTCGAAGAAGAAACCAAGCTCTCGGGCTTCTCGGCTGCGCCGGTGAAGAACGAAGGTTCGGCCATCGCCTACGACAACGCGCAGGAAGTCTTCACGGCTCGCTACAACCATGAGACGATTGCCCTCGGGTTCTCGCTCACGGAAGAGGCCATCGAAGACAACCTCTACGACTCGCTGTCGTCGCGGTACACCAAGGCTCTGGCTCGTGCCATGGCCTACACGAAGCAGACCAAGGCTGCTGCGGTCCTCAACAACGGCTTCGACACCGATTATCCCGGTGGCGACGGTCAGCCGCTGTTCTCGAACGCTCACCCGCTGGTCTCTGGTGGCACCAACTCGAACATCCCCAGCACCCCGGCTGACCTGAACGAAACGTCGCTTGAAGCGGCTGTCATTCAGATCGCGGCGTGGACGGATGAACGTGGCCTGCTCATCGCGGCGAAGCCGCGTAAGCTCGTCGTGCCGCCGAGCCTGATGTTCGTTGCGACCCGCCTGCTGGAGACTGAACTCCGCGTGGCGACCGCCGACAACGACATCAACGCTCTGAAGTCGAACGGCTCGATCCCGGAAGGTTACACCGTTAACCACTTCCTGACCGACACTGACGCGTGGTTCCTGACCACCGACGTGCCGAACGGCCTCAAGCACTTCGTGCGTACGCCCATGCAGAACAGCATGGACGGTGACTTCGACACCGGCAACGTTCGCTACAAGGCCCGTGAGCGTTACAGCTTCGGCTGGTCCGACCCGTTGGGCATGTACGGTTCCGAAGGCGCTGCCTAAGGAAACAGGGGGAGGGGAAGCGGGAAACTGCTTCCCCTCTTTTCTTTTTGGTGTTATCCATACGCAACTAGGGATTTGACCCGCACCGACTGACCTAGCAGACGTAGCAGAGACGGTGTGGGGATGTGCTGCTACACGGAGAAAGATTATGGCTCAGACTACTTTTTCGGGTCCCGTAGGATCGCAGAACGGCTTCAACGTCCCGACGATTAACCCCCTCACCGGTACGGTTACTCCCGGCGCGTCCATCACCAAGATTCGCACTGCCTCGGCTTCCCTCAACTTCCCGTCGATCAGCTCCGCTGCGCAGGCTGACCTGACCATCACGGTCACGGGCGCTGCGGTTGGCGACGAGGTGGTCATGGCCCTCCCGGCTGCCCCGGCTGCTGGTATCGTCTTCAACGCCTTTGTCTCGGCAGCGAACACTGTGACGATCCGCGCTTCGAACATCTCGGGTAGCCCGGTTAACCCCGATGCGGCCACCTACAGCGTGATCGTCTTCGGCGCATCCTAATAGCTCAATAGGAGGGCCTTCCTATGGCTATGCAAACAGACGTCAAAGCCACTAAGCCGCTGACTGCGACTGGTGTCTTCAAGACGCAGACCGACGCCAACATGGCGTTCCGCACTCGTATCAAGGGTATCTACTATACCAACGGTGCGAACGCTGGGTCGGTGGTCATAACGGATGGACAGGGCGGTAGCACGCTGCTGACCCTGAACACCCCCGCTGCGGCAAACGCAGACGCAGTGTATGTCCTCGTCCCCGATCAGGGCATCCTTGCCGAGAATGGGCTGTATGGGACGGTAACTAACACCGCTTCCATCACCATCTTTTACGGGTGACCTATGCAGGCGCAAAAAAGCTATGATCTAGCCGGGAAGAGCATCTTCATTGCTCTCCCGGCCTACGATTTCAAGGTGTCCTTGAAGTTGGCCGTGTCGCTCGCCCGCTTCGCGCAGGCTGCCCCGCAGCACGGCATCAGCATCAATATCGGGTCGATCTGCGGCTGCTCGGTGGTTTCCCGGGCGCGCAACCTGCTGGCGCAGGACATGCTGGAGTCCGAGTGCGACTACCTCATGTTCATCGACAGCGACATTAACTTCGAGCCCGATGACATCCTGCGCCTGATGGCGTGGGGTTCCGACCCGAAGAAGGGCATCGTTGCTGGCGTGCCGCGCACGCGCAGCGAGACCAAGACCTATATCGCCAACCTCGAATACGACGACAACGGCGAGCTGACCATGAACGGGATGGGTCTGGTCCGTGCTGAGCGCGTGGCTACCGCCTTCATGCTGGTCCGCCGGGAAGTCTTCGAGCAGATGGTCGAGGCGCACCCGGAGTGGAAATACTACGACAAGAAGACGGACCGCATGATCCCGTGCCTGTTCGACTTCATGCTCACCGAGGAAGGCTACGTCGGTGAGGACTACCTGTTCTGCGACCGCGCTCGTGAACTGGGCTTCGAGGTCTGGGTCGATCCCTCGATCTCGCTCGGCCACATGGGCGTGCAGGAATATGTGGGCAACTATGGCAACGACGTCCTCTACCCGATGATCGTGCCGAAGTCGGAGGCAGCGTAATGGGCATCAAACTAGGCGACATCTCTCCTCTGGCCGGTGCGATTACCGGTAGGGGCATGTTCGGCAGGGGTCTGGGCGCGGCAAATAGAGTGCTCGGCCCTATGGCTGGTATCGCCCCACGTATGGCTGAAGCGGCGCAGAAGAGGAACGCCCGGCGTGCAGTAGTGGAAGCTGAAATGGGACGGCGCGCAGGTATGCGCGGTCGCCCGATGGTCGAAGACGCCATGCTGATCGCAGAAGCTCCCGCAGGGGCGATGATGCGCAAGGGCGGCAAGGTCAAGACCAAGAAGATGGCCAAGGGCGGCTCGACCGCCTCCAAGCGCGCCGACGGCATCGCCCGCAAGGGTAAGACGAAGGGAAGGTTTGTCTGATGGCAAAGACCCCCGCATGGCAGCGCAAAGCCGGGAAAAATCCGGCTGGAGGGCTTAATGCTAAGGGGCGTGCCTCTGCCAAGGCACAGGGTATGAACCTCAAGCCCCCTGTGAGCGCGAAACAGGCGAAGAAGTCGCCCAAGTCCGCTGCTCGCCGCAAGAGCTTCTGTGCGCGAATGTCCGGGATGCCCGGCCCGATGAAAGACGAGAAGGGTCGTCCCACTCGTAAGGCGCTGTCCTTGCGGAAGTGGGATTGTTAATATGGTTACCCTTACCAAAATCTGCACCCGGTGCCGCGAGGACAAACCGCTTGATGCGGAAAATTTTCCGCCGCACAACCGCACCAAGTCGGGATTTGATAGCTGGTGTCGCCCGTGCCGGTCTTCGTATCGAAACGAAATCTCGCGGGGTAAGTTTCGTGAAGTTATTAGCGACAATGACCTTCGGAACATCAAGACCTCGACTACAGAGTGTGTGATCTGCGGGTCCGAAGAGAAGTTGGTTGTGGACCACGATCACGACACCGGCGCTATCCGGGGTATGCTGTGCAACCATTGCAATCGCGGGCTTGGGCATTTTCGTGACGACCCTATACTTCTGGAGTTTGCTGCGCAGTACCTATACGCCAGTAAAGACGCCCCCGAATGGGACGAATATCTGCGGAAGTATGG